CATGGCGGCGGGCCGCACTGAGTGGAACGGCTGCAAGGTCAAGCCGGGGGCGGTAATCTATCTCGCTGGCGAAGGACACCATGGCTTGCGAGGGCGCGTCGCCGCGTGGAAACAACACCACCAAGCCAATTCCGCGCAATCGATCAGCCTGACCATGTGGTTAAGCCGGGAAGGGTGCGATCTCAACACCAAGGAGGGCTTGCAGCATGTGATCGACCACATTCGAGGCTTGAACCATCAGCCCGACGTGATCGTGGTGGACACCCTGCATCGCTTCCTCAAGGGCGATGAGAACAGCGCCCAGGATGCGAAGACCATGCTGGACGCTTGCGCCCACCTCATGCGGGGCTTTGGGTGCGCGGTCATTCTCGTTCACCACACAGGAGTGAGTGAGGAGGCCCAGCACCGCGCCAGAGGATCAAGCGCCTGGAGAGGAGCGCTGGATATCGAGATCAGCGTGGTCCCTGGCGACAACGGGTTGCTGCGTCTTGTCCAACGCAAGAGCAAAGACGCTGAGCTGAAGCCGCCGATGAATGGCAAGCTCGAGGCGGTTACCCTTGCCGGATGGGTCGATGAAGATGGCGAAGCCGTCACCAGCGCGGTTCTCGTCGAAGCCCCGCCAGAGCCAAAAGAAGCCAGTGGAGCCATCCACCACCACCAGAAATTATTTTCTAGGGCTTGGGTCGAAGGGGGCAAGATTTTGCTTGGCGAGGATCCATTCGTGGCAAGGGATGCCGTGGTCAGTTTGCTCCAAAATGATGGCTACAAGCCGGGAACGATCAAAAATATCCTCGCGCCAAGCAGCAAGGGGAAGCCCGTGCATGACCTGCTGAATGCTGAATGGATTAAAAAGGCGTCAGATGAGGGGGAAAATGGCGATGGCTGGATCATTATCGAGCCAGGGTGGAGGGCCTCACTTTTGGTCATTAGTGACTCACTAGTGACTCACCAGTGACTTTTGGGGAAAAAGTCATCGGTCATTTTCAGGTCATTTGTGAGTCATCGATGAGTGGTCAGGAGTGAGCACAATTTCACTCAGTCACTCACTCACTTTTCACTCACACCTTAGGGTGAGTGAAGTGAGTGACTGAGTGAAGTGCTCGCTGAAGGTGACTCCAATGACGCAGTGACGGCTAAAAAAGGGGTTGGGTTAGCTAAGTCTGGCCAAGGGGTGCGGTTTAGAAGGGATTGGTTAGCTAGGTCTGGCTAAGTGGTGGCGCGGTTGGTGCAATGGTTAACGGCAGAGGCGGCAGAGGTGGAACGACATGAAGGAAGATTACTGGAAAGCAAGGTGCGAGGAGCTGGAGGAGGAACTCCGCCAAGTGCGGAAACTCCTCGAGGAGGAAATTCATCCCGTGGTGTCGGCGATGGGAACAATCGCCCCGCAGACCCCCAGCGGCGCGGTTGCGATGGTGGCGGCGCTTTACGAGGCTTACCCCCGCGCGCTCTCACGAGATCGGCTTATGCTTGTGAGAAGGGCATGCAGGCATGACGTGGCCCCAAAGGTTATTGATGTGCAGATCTGTCGCGCACGCCAAGGGTTGCGGCGGGCCGGCGTGGAAGGGCCGATCATCGTCACGGTCTATACCGCTGGCTATCGTATGCACGCAGGGGCCTATGCGTGGCTGTCTGAGCGGTTGGCGGAGGTGGAACGGTTGACGGACGCACGGTTGACAGAGGGGTCGAACCTTGCTTCTGTCGCGACAAAACACAGGGGTTGACGGCAAAACATAGGGGCTGATCATGGGCAATCATCTGGACATGGCGCAACGCCAAATCGAAGACAGAGCCGAGCTGAGCCGCGTGCGCGCCGAGCTGGCGATCCAGCGCAAGGCGCTCGCTAACCTGGAAGAGCGCGAAATCGCAATCGTGGGGCGCATGGATGAGCGCCTGTTGGCCATGGCTAGCTTGTTGGAGGCCGATAAGGCGATCGGGTTGGTGGTCGAACAGCCTGCGGTTTCAGTGGATGCGGATGCGGTTGACCTGGCCGCCGTGTCTGACGGCCCAGTGGACCGTGCTAACGGCGCGGCGGTGTTTTAGTGTCCGCGATCGGTAACCCCGCCGCTGTTCAGGCCGCAGCCGCCAAACGAGACCAGTGGGGCCGCGAGCGGTACGAGACGGGGCGGCGGGATGGCGAGGCCCAGGCCGAAGCGCGTTTCGCCGATCGGCTTGAGGGCGCGCGCGCCGAACACCTGCAAGAGATCGCCCGGCTGGACGAGCGACACAGGCTCAATGACGTTGAGATCCGAGGCGCGGCCTACTGGCGCGGCAAGGTGATCGGCGGGGCCGGCGGGTTATTGGTCGGCGTCGTGTTGTCGATCGCTGTCAACGCTCTGATGTTTTCCCAAAACGAGCGAGCAATCCAGGCGGGCGCAAACGTCGCCCAGGGCGGTATGACCGCCGGCTTAGCGATTGACGCTCTCAACAGCGCCAAGGAGCAACCATGAAGCTTTCCCTCTCCCTACCACCCGGCTTCACGGTCTTGGGCACCCTGCTCCTTGGCGCGCTTCTTTGGATTGGAGCGCAGCTTCCCGCATGGGCGGCGTGGGGTTTCACCGTGTTGACCGCACTGGTCCCCGATGTGTCCGTCGCGTCTGCCCCAATTCCGCCGCAATAGGGAGGCAAGGCCTTACGGCGATGAATGATAAAAACTACAAAATTTGCTTTAAATGCAAAACGTCAAAGCCAATTATTGGTTTTTTTAAGAATTCTCAAACGCTTGATGGCTTTCATAGTTGGTGCAAAAGTTGCTGCACTGAAGGCAACATCAAATCCCGCGCAAAAGCCAATTCACAAATTGGCACTCGGGCAAAAATATTTTTAAGAAATGCTGCAAAAGCGGCAGTTAAAAGAAACCAAGAATTTAGTTTGACGGCAAACGACATTGTTGAGATGTGGGATTTGCAGTTAGCTATTTGCCCTTACAGCGGACGGGAAATGACGCTTGAAGCTGGCAAGCTGGAAACCGTTTCAATAGAAAGAATTGATAGCGGAATTGGCTATACGCGAGAAAACACAATTTTGGTTTGCAACGCCGTAAACCGGATGAAATCAGATTTTTCTTTGCAAGAATTTTATGATTTGTGTTCTGACGTGGCGCGGTTTATTGGTGATAAAGACCTGCAGCTAGCTGTTGAGGCAAAAAAATGAAGAAGAAGGGCGATTCGGGATTGTATGATGCGATCGCCGCCAAGCGCGCTCGTATTAAGGCCGGCTCGGGTGAACGGATGCGTAAGCCCGGATCAAAAGGAGCGCCGACGGCAAAAGCTTTTCGCGAAAGTGCGAAGACGGCGAAGAAAACCGCTCGTTGAGAAAAAATATCAACGGATTTCTAAAATGCCAGGTGGAGCACGCGTAGGAGCAGGTCGTCCAAAAGGACAGCCAAATAAAGCTAACCTTGAGATTAAAGAACTCGCTCGCCAATACGGTCCTGAAGCTGTTTCTGAGCTAGCACGCATTGCCGGCCTGACTAAGCAGCCCGGCAGCGACAACGAAGCCACACGCGTGGCTGCTATCAAAGAGCTGATCGACCGGGGCTACGGCAAAGCCACACAACCGATCTCCGGCCACGATGGCGGGGCGCTGTCGTTGGTCGTCTACACGGGCGTGCTTGATGGCTCAGACTAAGGTCAACCTCAACTACTACCCCCGCGCCTGGCAGGCCGAGTGCCATCGCAGCAAGAAGCGTTTCACCGTTTTGGCCTTGCATCGCCGCGCCGGCAAAACTGAGGTCGCCCTTATGGAGCTGATCCATGCGGCCCTACGGGCGCAGGTGGATCTGCCCTATTTTGTTTACGTCGCCCCCTTTCTTAAACAGGCCAAGACGATCGCTTGGGCGCGCCTCAAGCAGCGCCTTGCGCCGCTTCTGGTCTACGAGGCCGTCGCGATCAACGAAAGCGAACTGTCGGTTACGTTTCGGCACAACAAAGCGACAATCAGGATCTTCGGCGGCGACAACCCGGACGCTTTGAGGGGCGTGCGCCTGGACGGCGTCGTGATAGACGAAGTGGCCCAGATCAAGCCTGAGGTGTGGCAGGACATTCTGCAGCCCGCGCTGTCCGATCGGCAGGGTTGGGCGCTGTTCATTGGCACGCCGTCGGGCGTTAACCTGTTTTCCGAACTCTACTTCCGCGCAGGCTCACTGCCCGATTGGCATGCCGCTCTCTACACTGTCTACGACACCGACGCCCTGGCCCAGGACGAGATCGCGCGCTTGCGCCGCGACATGAGCGAGACGTCCTTCTCTCGCGAGTATTTGTGCGATTTTTCTGCCGCCGGCGAGGATCAGCTCATCTCGCTGTCCGACGTCCAAGCCGCCACGCAGCGCCACTATCGCGAGCCAGAGTATGGGTTCGCACCGCGCATTTTGGGTGTCGATCCCGCGCGCTTTGGCGATGATCGATCGGTCATCTTCCCGCGTCAGGGCATGGTGGCCTTTCCGCCTATCGTGCTGCGTGGCGTGAACAATATGGATTTGGCCTCGCGTGTCGCGGCCAAGATCGCCGAGTGGCAACCGGACGCGGTGTTTGTGGACGCCGGCAATGGCTCTGGCGTGATCGATCGCCTGCGTCAGCTTAAGCATGAAGTCACCGAAGTTTGGTTTGGCGGACGGCCTATTGACGAAGCGTACAAGGATAAGCGCACCGAGATGTGGTGCGGGTTGGCTGAGTGGATCAAACTGGGCGGCGCGATCCCTGATGATGTGGCGCTTAAGCAGGATCTCGCCGCGCCGACCTACGCTTTTACCCAGACAGGCAAGCGCGTGCTGGAGAGCAAGGATGACCTCAAAGCCCGCGGGCTTCCCTCACCCGACCTTGGCGATGCCCTAGCCCTGACCTTCGCCGCTCCCGTTGCGGCCAGAACCCGCTTTGAACGCCAGCGCGATGACCTGGCCCGGCCCCGATCGCGTGGTGAGTACAACCCTTTGGATATGGTCTGATGGCGATCCCGCGCGAGATTGTGGCCAGCGAGTGGATCGACCGCGCCTGGCCGTTGCTTGAAGAGCACTATGCCGAGTTGGCGACTGTGCCGGACATCATGTTGCTCAAGCCTGACGTCGAGCGCTATCAAACGCTTGAGGCCAACAATAGCATTTTCGCTATCGGCATGTTCGATAAAGAAGAACTCGTCGGCTACAGCGTTAACATTGTGTGCACCAACCTGCATTATGGCGACCTGTTGATGTGCCAGAATGACTTGCTCTTTGTGCGCAAGTCACACCGGCGCGGCATGACCGGCATGCGGCTCATTACGGCGACCGAGCGCGCCGCCAAGGATCGAGGTGTCAAGATGATGCTGTGGCACGCTAAGCCGGGGACAACCCTCGATCGGATGCTCCCAAAGCTGGGCTACGAGCCGTTTGAAACTATCCACTATCAGGTGCTGTGATGGCTGATCCTGTAACCCTAGCGATTGCAGCCAGCGCCGCCGCATCTGGCGCAAGCGTTTACCAAGGCCAGAAGGCCCAGAAGGCTCAACGCCGCGCGGCCAATCAAGCCGCCAGCCAGGCCGAGCAACAGCAGCGCCAGGCCGAACGCGAGTTCAACCGCGCGAACCAGAAGCGCCCCAACATCGCAGCGCTCGCCGCACGCAATCGCGCCATGAGTGGCGGTGGGGTTGGCGGCACATTCCTGACCGGCACGATGGGCGCTCCTGTCAGCGGCGGCATGCTGGGCCGTACGAGTTTGCTAGGATCATGATCCCCAAAACCGACATGCTGCGCCGCTGGACGGCGCTCCAGACCGAGCGGTCCAGCTGGATCGCTCACTGGCGCGAGCTGTCGGATTATCTGCTTCCTCGCTCGACGCGGTTCTACAAGTCAGATCGCAACAAGGGCACGAAGAAGCACAACGCCATCTTTGACAGCACGGCGTCGCGCTCCCTGCGTATCCTGTCAGCCGGCATGATGTCGGGCATGACGTCGCCTGCTAGGCCATGGTTTCGCTTGGCTTTGCCCGATGAAGACCTGATGGACTATGCCCCGGTCAAGTCATGGTTGGCCGAGACGCAGGGGCGCATGCTGAACGTGTTCGCTCGATCGAACACTTACCTCATGCTCCATGCCTGTTACGAAGAGCTTGGCGCATTCGGCACGTCGGCGTCCGTCATCATGGATGACTATGACGCCCTCATCCATCATTACCAAAGCCCCGTTGGCGAGTTCGCCTTGGCCACGGATTATCGCGGAAACGTCAACACGATTTATCGCGAGTTCGAAAAGACCGTTTCCGAGTTGGTTGCCGAGTTCGGGTACGATCAATGCTCACGCACCACGCAGGCGCTCTACAACTCAGGCAATCTCGATGCGTGGGTGCCGATCATCCACGGTATCGAGCCCCGCAGTGACCGCGATGCACGCAAGGCCGATGGCAAGAACAAGCCATGGCGCAGCGTGTACTTTGAGCCTGGCCGCGAGGACGCAGGCGACAAGGTGTTGCGCGAAAGCGGCTATGATCGCTTCCCCGGCCTCGCTCCGCGCTGGCATAAAATGCCCGGTGATGTGTACGGCAACAGCCCCGGCATGGAAGCCCTTGGCGACATCAAGCAGCTCCAGCACGAGCAGCTGCGCAAGGCCAATGCCATCGACTATCAGACCAAGCCGCCGCTGCAGGTGCCGGCTGGCATGAAGGGTCGCGACCTGGATTACCTGCCTGGCGGCGTGACCTACGTTGATGCGCCCGGCGCGCAGAACGCGGTGTCCACGCTGTTCAACGTGCAGCTGGATCTCCAGCATTTGCTCTTCGACATCCAGGACGTGCGCGAGCGCATCCGTGGCGCGTTTTACGCCGATCTCTTCCTCATGCTGGCGTCGACCGTTCCAGGCCGCATGACGGCGACTGAGGTGGCCGAGCGGCACGAAGAGAAGCTTCTCAT